AGGTCTGGTTGCCGATCCAGCCGTTGTCCAGCGCCCCGACGGAGCGCTGGATGGCGCGGATCATGCGGACCTCCTCCGAGGTTGAGCCTTTGATGTCCCTCATACCGCGCCCCCTGTCAAAAGCCACGCCATGAACGCGCCCACGACGGTCGCGATCATCAGCTCCACGACCTTCTCCCAGCGCTTGGACGGCACGGCGGTCAGGCTCCGCACATTGGCCTTGATCTCGCCGATGTCCTCCTTCATGTTCGTCTGGTCGGTCGCCAACTCTTTGACCGACAGCGCCAATTCATTCAGCGCCCGCTGATCTACCTCTAACTGCTTGATGCGCCCCTCGTTTCGGAGCGAGCGGTCCTTGACCTCCTGCAGCTTCACAGCCAAATCTTCCATAGGCGTTGTCTCTCTTTCCTTAGGATAGAGCGGGGGATATCCCCCGCTCTGTTTACTTGTTCAGCTCCGCGAGCTTCGCCGCGATGTCCTCGGGGATGGCGCAGGTCGTCATCTTGACGCAGTAGCCGTCCTCGTCGTAGGTGAGCTTGTAGCAGGGGGTGACATAGATCTCCGTGCCGGCGCGGGAAATGTCGCGCGCCATGACGGGCTGCACGATGCTGTTCTTGACACCCGAGTTTTCGCTCAGGCCCGCGGGAATGTCCGTGATTTCGATGGGCTTGCCGTCGGATGCGATTCTCTTGTAAGTAGCCATTGTGTTTCTCCTTTCTTACTCTTTCGTGATGTCCGCCGTGCCGCCGTACTCCGCCGGCACCAGCTCGGGCAGGCCGCACTCATTGATGAGGATGTCCGCCACCTGCGTCTTGAGCTTGTTCGGCACCTTGTCAAACTCCGTCTTGCCGAGGATCACTCTCTGTGCGAATAACATTGCCATCATTTCTTTACTTCCTTTCTGTAATGTAAAATATACGTTTAACGCCAGCTCGGCGATAAACTCATGCATACACGACCGCCGCCATCTCGGCGATGCAGTCCTCGTAAAATTCCGCCTGATCAGCCTGCGCGCTGACCTGCTCCTTTAAGAGCTTGTTCTCCGCCTCCAGTGCGGCGACGCGCTCCTCGGTGGTGGGCTGCGGGTCAGGCTCCGGCTCCGGCTCCGGGATGGTTCCGGCCGTCCATTTTGTCACAATAGGCGGCGTCTGTGTATCGTCCACAGTGACCTCTCCGAACGGGAAGTTGGGCGTTTCCATGCCGTCAGGAATCTCCGCCCAGCCGTCAGGGACAGCCGAGAACGTGCCTGTCTGGTTTCTGTGCGCTCCGTTGTCGAGAGCAGCGATTTCAATGATTCTCATGGTGTCCCTCCTTTAGCCGATGGCGATGTAGTGATAAGTTTTCCCAGATTCATTGTACGCCTTCTTAGCATCACCACTTTGCATAAACCATTGTATGGAGTTGTCTGTAAGTGCATCAGCATACCAATCTGACGGTGAATCTTGCGCAGCATAGCCCTGCAAAGATATCAAAAGATAGCCATATGAGCCGTATGTTTCTAAGCCCTTATCTTTTGCATATTTAGTAGCTTCAAGATTGATAAAAATTGGCTGATAGGCGCGCACATAATAACTGTCAATTTGAATCTTCACAATAATAAGCAGTTTTGGTTTTATGCTAAAAGTTAACTGAGGACCAGAGCCTGTCCTATATCCGCCTGTACCGATATAGGTGCCAATTTCATACTGTGCCTTTGTATTTGCATTATCATTTGCATTATCAATAAGCGTTTTAATCAACGCCAGCACATCATCCGGCACCGCATCGGTGGTAAGGCCGAACAGTGCCGCCGTGGCGTCCTTGAGCAAACTCGCCTTGTTGAGCGGCGTGCCCTCCTGCGTGGGCTGGTCGGCGCGCGTGAGGTCGTAAGTGTTGGCCTGTCCCGCGACAGGCTCTAACTTCACGCGCCCGGGGTACAAAGATACTCTGTCCTGCATACTGTCTCCTTTCAGACCTCTCCGGCGTACAGATCGCCGGAAAAGTACCACGATTTTGTGATGTTGGTAATGAGCGCGTCGAGGTCGAGCAAAATCTGCTCGATGTTGTTGGCCTTGACGTAGTTCAGCCCCGCCATGCTCGCTGGAGCATCCGGCGTGGACGCCATGACCGCGATCTGTCTGCGCAGCGTGACGATGTTCTGCCGATAGGTCTCCATCTGCGAGGCGGTCGGCGCGTCGCTCGTCAGCCAGTCCTTTTTGACCGTCACGGGGCAGGCATAGCCAAGCGCCGTGAAGCGGCCCGCGATGTACTCCACCGCCGCGCCCACGCGGTTGAGGTCGGAGGCGTTGTAAAAGCCCTTGTCGGTCTGATTCGCCACGTCCGCGCGCGTGCGGTCGGTAATGAGGCTCAAAAGGCCGTAGTAGAGCGTGAGCTCGTAGTTGGTGCTGACGCCCGCCGCGGTGACAGCGGTGAGGGCGACGGCGTAGGTGTCGTCCGCCGCCCGCTCGACCGTAGCCGTCCACGCGCCGTCAAGGAGCGTCCAGGTGTAGGCCGTGCCGTTGACCGTGCCGCTCACATAGATGATCTCGCTCGGCAGCGAGACGCTCAGGACCTGCGCGCTCATTCGATCTCCACCGCGATGACCATCGTCGCGCCCGCGTCGACCGGGTTGGGCGTGATGGTCGCCGACATGATGACCGGCACCGAGGTGTCGAGCGTCACGCTGCGCGTGACCGTGGAGACCTTGCCCGCCGCGTCGGTCGCCGTAATGACGATGGTATTTGCGCCCTCTGCCAGCGTGACGGCCTTGCTGAACGCGCCGCCCGCGCCGACCGCGACGTTGCCCTGATCCGCGCCGTTGAGCGTGATCTTGATCTCCACGGGCGAGGAGGTCGCGTCGTTAGTGATACCGGCCACCGTGAGAGCCGCTGTGTTGGTGATAAGATTATCCGTGGGCGCGGTGACGTTGAGCGTCGGGGGCACGGTGTCGACCGTGTAGGTGGTGGACTTCTGCGCCGCCGCGTTGCCGTCGTGGTCCTTGCAGTCGATGGTGACGGTGTGACTGCCGTCGTCGAGGGCCGAGGCGGGCGTGTAGGTCACCTGGTAGCCGTTGGCGATGGCTGTGCTCGCGAGGGCCGAGGATGCGACGGCTGCGCCGTCCTGTTTGACCACGAGCGTCGAGAGATCGACGCCGGAGCCGTCCGTCTCGTCCGTGACCGCGAACACGACCGGCTGCTTGCTGTTGCTGACATACGCCCCGGAGGAAGGCGAGAGGATGGTGATGACCGGCGCGACCTTTTCCTTGACGTAGAGCTTTAATCCGTCAAGCGTCGAGGCGTCTGCCGAGCCGACGGTGCCCGCGTCGTTGGTCGCCTTGATTTGCACGTTGTAGTAGCCGCCGGACTGGTTATAGGATGTTTTGCCCGGCGCGGTGACGGTGGCCTCGTACTTGCCCGTCGCGCTGTTGAGCGCAAGGGTGTAGCTCTGGCCGTTGATGATCGCTTGGACTGTTTGGATCGCCATAGTTTAGACCTCCCCGGCGAATATCTCGCCGCTGTAGTATTTTGTCGGCTCGAGGTAGACGGTCTCCTCCGTCACGGTGACGGTAAGCCGGGTTTTGGTGTTGATGTCGGCGGGATTTGGAGCAAACGCCGCGGCAAGGATCTTTGGAATCAATATCGGATAAGTCTCGCTCATGCGCTCTCCTCCTTGTCCCAATACACCACCACGCAGCCGGCCACGCCGTTCACGCCCGGAGTGCCCTTGCCCGGTTCCACATCGGTGACGTCCACCGAGCCGATCAAGTTACCGTCGCCGTCGTACAGCGGCTCATTGTGTGCTCTGCCCTGCGAGCCGCCCCTGCCGCCCTTGCCGCCGTCGCCCGTGCCCGATTTGGGCACGGCCACGCCTGTGCGGGCAAAGCTGTCGCCGCTGCGGATATCCGAGTAGCCGTTCGGGTAGCGCTTTCCGTTGGCGGAAGAATAAGGGCCGAATACGGCATCCTCTCCGATGGTGATGGCAAAGGTCTGCTGCTCGTTGATCTGAATGGTGTCCGCCCACACAAGGCCGCCGAGGCCGTCCACGCCGTTCTTGCCCGCGCGGGCAAAATTGCCGTCCTCGCCATCCGTGCCGTTCCCGCCGCGCCCGACGAGGATCACGCGCAGCTGCGTTTTGCCCGCCGGGGCCGTCCACGATCCGTTCTCGGTAAAGACCGCGCGCTCGGTGTAGAGATACGAGCCGTCCGCCTGCAAGAGCTTACTCTGGCAGCCTTGCAGCACGCCGTCCGCAAACTGGAAGGTCTGGTAGATGCGCCGCGCCGTGGTCGCCTGGCTCTCGTCGAGCCACACGGTGTCCACGTCGCCGATCTCACTTGCGGGGTCGCCGCGTCCGGTCAGCTCCAGCTGGTTGCCGCCGTAGCACGAGAGGATCAGCCGCGCCGCCGTGAGCGCCTGCGCCTGCGTGTGCAGAAACGGGTTCTCGATGGTCACAGTCTTTTCGCTGCTCGTAGAGTTGCCGGAGACGACGTACTCCGTCCCGCCCGAGAGATGGAAAATGAGCGACGCGAGGGACTGGTTGGCCTTCATCGTCGGGTAATTGACGAGGTTTTCCAGCGTGATCTTGCTGCCCTGGTTCCACAGCGGTTCCACCGCGAGCTTGCCCGTCTCTGCGTCCGCGCGCGGCCATGTGCCGGTCGCCATGCAAGCCCATCGCAGGATGTCGCCGCACTTCTTCCCGCTCACCGCGGCGCGGCTCGAGGCCGTGACCGCGAGGTCGGCATAGTCCGCGTCCACCGTGTAGCGGTCCGCAAAGTTGGTGCCGAGCTGCGCGACGAGTGAGGCGATCCAGCCAGAGAGCGTGATGGGCAGCACCGTCGGCGCGAGGTACGCACGGTCGGCCAGCAGCCCGATGATATCCACAAGGTCCCACTGCATCGTCAGTCCGTTGTCGCCGGTCTTCCAGCCGTCGGAGTATTGGTAGAAGACGCCCACGCGCTTATATTCCACGCTGCCGTCCGCACGCCGCACGCCGATGTAGGTCTCCACGCCCTGCCGCTCCTCGATGCTCTGGAACAGGCCCGACTTGCTCCGCGGCTCGAAGCGCCGCGAGAGGTTGTCCATCTTGAGCGTGCAGGTGCCGTAAGGCAGCGACAGGCAGCTCACGTCGCCCTGCTGTTTGCAGTCAAAGGCCGCGACGATGTCCTCCGTCCACTCCTCGTACACGCCCGGCAGGATCTCCACCACGCGCATCCGGCGCGAGGGACGGCTCCATTTGGTCACGGTCACGCGGATGGTGTCGGGCGTCTGCACGGTAAAGCCCTCAAAGGCGACCGCGCTCGCCGTGTTGCCGGTGACGGTCTTGGTGAAAAAGGTCTGCCCGGCGCTCAGGACCTCCACCGTGAAGTCCTCGGCCACGCCCTCGAGCTCGTCGGTTGGGAAATAGACCGAGAATGCCTGCAGCACGCTGACGTCGGAAAACATGATCGCCGCCCAGGCGGGGGAGGCAAAGCTGCCGTCCGCGCCGGAGAGCTGCGCATCCGCGACGCCCATGTGCTCGCTCACCTGATAGTCGTCCGGGAAGATGTTGAAGGAGCCGTCCAGAAGCCAGCGGTCCTGCTCCAGCGTCGCGTAGCGCGCCGTCGTGAAGCGGTAGTCGTAGAGCTCCGCGGTCTTCGCCCAGGGCGCGAGGCTGTCCGCGCTGCCGCCGGTGAGCTGCATGTCCGGGTCGATGATGTGGATCACGGCCTTGAGCAGCACGCGCCGCGTGTCGCCGGTGATGGCGGCGAGATACGCCGCCGAGGACTCAATCATGCGGCCTCACCTCCCGCAGCGTGAACGCCACGTTGTGCCAGCGCGGCACGCCGTGGGAGGTAAATGCAAAGGTCGGGTCGGTCAGACTCTCGACGAGCACCTCCGCGCTGACGAGCTCGTCTCCGTTGTCGGGCAGGAAGGCTGCCGTGAACGGCGTGCCGGCGCGGAGGACCGCGAGCGCCGCGCGGCAGGTCGTGTCGTCGATGTAGTCGGCGCTGTAAGTGATGCGCCAGACCTTGCCGCGCTCTTCGCTCACGACGCGGCCGGAGATCATCTCGACCTGCCGGTTGAGCGTCGTCGGATGCGCACTGTAGCGGTCGCCGGAGACGTAGGGCAGCGCCACGCCGTCCAGGATAAGCTGTGTCGTCCGTACTTTCTTCATGCAGTCTCACCTACCTCCGGCGTCGAGCGGTTCACGGTGCGCAGGTCCTCGATCGTCTCGCGGTAGAACTCCTTTCCGTTGACATTCATGGTGCTCACGACGGTGACCTTCAGGTCGCGATTCATCGCCGCCATCGCATTGACCGCCTGCGCGAGCGAGGCGCGGAAGTCCTGCGCGGTCATGGTGCGTCCGGTGCCGCCGTAGCGCTCAAGGGCGTTGTAGGCGTCCGCCTCGCCGCTCGTGAGCACGCGCTCGCCGCGGTGCAGCTCGGCGACGTAGCCGTCGTAGGGCACGCGGTAGAGGCCCTCGGCATGGCTGCCGTCGATCTTGTAGCTGTCGAGCAGCGCCTGGTAGTCGCTCGCAGGCGTGCTTTCCGCCGCCGTGAACTCCTTCCATTCCTTGCTGTTGGAAATGCGGTCGTTGAGATCCTTGAGCCAGTTGATGGCCGTTTGGATCTTCTCGATCAGCCACGCGACCGCGTCCGCCGCCGCGTAGACGCCCTCGGCAAAGACGTCCTTTAAGCCCGCTGCGACCGGCGCGAGCGTTTCGCCGAGCTGCCCCATCGCCTCGTCGAGCTTCATCTGGGACTCATTGTAGGCCACGACGTCCTCGTTGGCGTCGCGCCATGCCTTGGCGGTTTCCGGCAAGCCTTGATTGGCGAGTTGGTTGAGCACGATCTGCGCGCGCTCGGTAGAATCGTTCGCCGCGGCGAGCTTCGCGTTGAACTCGTCCTCGCTCACGCCCGCCCAGTTGAGCACGTCGGCAAAGGTGCCCGTGACCTGCCCCGCCTGGATCGTCTCGTTGACCGACTCGGCAAGGCCGTCGATGGGGATGGAGTCGCCGTAGGTCGCCCACGCGCCGATGACCGAGTCGATCATGCCGCGCAAGTCGTCCTGCGCGAGACCGATGGCCTGCAGGTTTGCGACCGTCGTCGCCGCGGTCTGCGTGTCGCCGAGCACGCCGTAGAGATACTCGTAGGACTCCGCCGTCTGCTCGGCTGTGTAGCCCGCCGCCTGCGAGCTGGCCTCCAGCGTGCCCATGATCTTGCGGTATTCCTCGGTCTCGTCCACGATGCCGATAATGGCGTCGCTCGTCGCCTTGAGTCCGGCGACGACCGCGCCGCCGACGAGCATTTTCTTGAGGCTGCCGAGCTGCCCGATCAGGTTGCCGATGCCGCCCTTGCCGCCGCCTGCGCCGTTAAAGTCGTCGGTGGCCTTTGCCGCGTCCTTGACCTGCTTGCCGTACTCGTCGATGCTCTTGGCGCACTTGTCGGCGCTCGTGCGGGCCTCGTCGAGGTAGCGCTCGTTGGAGCTTAGCTCGTCGTTAAGGTCAATGAGGTCGGTTTCCGCCTTTTCCAGCTGCCGCTTGAAGCGCATGACGGCCTCGTCGCCGTCTCCGTATGCTTCGCCGCAGTCCTCAATAGCGGTCTGCAGCTTGGCGATCTTGTCAATCTGCTTCTGCTGCGCCTCGCGCAGCAAATCGTTTTTTGTGGTCAGAGCCTCGATGCTGTTCGCCTGCCCGCGAAATTCCGCGTCGGCGCGCTTCATCTTGTCGCTCAGCAGCCCGATCTCCTGGTTGACCTCGCCGAGCTCCTTTTTGTATTCCTTCTCGCCCTCCAGCGTCAGCCGCGTGGCGATGGTGCGTGTGGCCACTTACTCCCAGCTCCTTTCCCGGGGGACTCTGCGCGCCTCCAGCGCGAGGAGATCAAGGAGCTCTCCCGGCGTCAGGATCATCGTCTCGCGCAGGCTCAGATGCAATCGCTGCGTGCCCGCCTGGCGCAGCAGCAGCGCTAAATTCTCGTTTTTTTTTGAAGCTCCTGCAAAATGAGGTCAACTTCCTCTTCCTCGTCGTCCTCGTCGCGCTCGCGCCGGAAAGCCTGCTCATAGGCCGCGCCGAGCGCGCGCCTCGCGTCCAGCGCGTCGAACGGGGCCATATTCGCGCGGAAATAGCTCTCCGGCACGATGGGCCGCCGATCAAGCCCTTCCCAGCGCCGCACGAGCTCGCCCTGCTCGCTCAGCTTCCACAAAAGCCAGCACAGCGCGTCGAAGCTCGCCTTGTCGCTGCCGCGGTAGAGGTCGGGGATCTCCTTTTCCGTGCCGAAGCGGTCATAGATGTCCGTGAGCGCCGCGGCGTTCAGGCACAGCGTGAAGGTGTGCCCCTTGAGTTTCCATTCGGTCTTTCGCATATTTGTCTCCTATGCCGGAAACGGGCGGAGAAAGGTCCCCGCCCGTTTGTCTCAGTTCGCGCTTTCTGTGAATTTGCTGTCGATCCAGGCCTGCGCCGCGGCCTCAGTGTCGAGGGGCTTGGACTCGATCTTGCTCTTGCGGCAGGCAGGCACCGTGCCGTGGAAGCTCAGGTCGTCGCCCGTCAGCTGGATCGATGTACCCTTGGTGTTGTAGGTCACGCCCTGCCGCACGGCCTGCACCTTGGGATAGAAAATGCCCTTGTAGAACACCTTGCCCTTGTACTTTCGCTTCGAGAGCAATCCGAGGCCGCCCTGCGGGGACTCGTCGTCGAAGCTGTAGCTCAGATCGCCGTCCGAGCTCAGATTGGAGCCGAACACCGCGGCTGCAACCGCGTTTTCCAGCTCCGTCACAGAGGTGGAAACGTCGTAATCCGCGACCTCGTCCACGCGGTCCTCGACCGCGTTGTCGCCGCTGATCTCCGCCGACTGCACGTTCACCGTGTCCGCCACGGTGATGAGCGAGCCAAGGTGGACCTTCGTGCCGTATTTCGGCAGCTTCGCCGCGTTCGTGTCGGGGTCGGTCTCCGCGAACGGCGCGAAATAGAGATAGGATGCGCCATATTTTGCCATTGTGTGCCCTCCTTACAGGTCTTTTGATTTGAGCCAGCCGTCATAGACGCTGAACTCCGCCGCGGTCACGGCGTCGGCGCACTCGGCGTTCGCCTGCGCCATCCACTGCTTGCCGGGGATGTTGCGCCGCGGCGCGCCGAACTCCTGAATGAAACCGACGTCATTGTTGGTCGAGCGGCGGCGTGCGCCTTTTTTGCGCGGCTTGCGGACGACCGGCTTGCCGCGTGAGCCGCTCGGCAGCACAAGCACTGCCGGCGCGTTATTTTTGCGGCTGTCGACGTAGAGTTTCTGTTTGACCGTGATGCTGCCGGCGAGCTTGCCGGTGTCGACCAGCCCCAGCGCACGGATCTTCCGCCGCTGCGCCTCGGCTGCCACCTCGCCGCCCGCGGTCAGCATCTGCCGCTTGACGTCCTCGGGGATCTCCGCGATCTCCTGCACCGTCAGCGCGAGACCGTCGATGCCATCCGCCTTAAACTGCGCCATCGTCCTCGGCCTCGGTCAGCGCGTCGAACTCGAACACATAGTGCTGCCCGAGCTCGTCCGTCGCCGGCGAAATAGTCGGGAGGGAGAACTCGTCCGTTTCCTCGATGGCCGCGGTCAGCGCCCGCCGCTTGGCGACGGTCGACGCCTTGAGCGGCGCAAGGTAGTGCAGCTGTACCCGCGCGAGCCCGACGTCGGTCCCGTCGTCGCCGGCAAGGCCGGCGGTCTGCGTGTAGTCAAACGTGCAGTATTCCTCCGGCGGCGTCTCGCCCGCCTCTGTGACCAGCAGATCCGGCACGCACACCGGCACGATCGGCGTCACCGCCGCGATGATCTTCTCGTTGAGCGTCATACCTTGCCCTCCTGCGTGATGCGCTCGCACCAGAACTCCATGTACTTTCCCTCGTCGCCGTAGGTGTTGACGTAGAGGATGTTGTAGTCGCGCCCGTCGTAGCGGATCAGGAGCCGCCGGTCAAGCAGCTCCGGGTTCGCGCGCGTGAGAAAGCGCACCTTCGCTTCGCCAAACTCGGCGTTTGCCCGGATCAGTTCCGTGCCGCTCGTCTGCGAAAACTGCGCCCAGGTCTCGCGCACAAGCTCCGGCTCGCCGGGTACGTCGTAGCCGTCGGCGTCCTTTTTCGTCGTCTTGCGCAAAAACTGGATGCGCTTCGAGAGCTTTCCTGCGTCGACGTGCATCACGCGCCTCCCTCCGCTCCCTCGCCCGTGCCCGAATCGGGCACAGGCTCGGTGAGCTTGAGCTGGTTGAGCATCCGCCGAAAGACGGGATTGTCTCCGAGCGCCCCATCGACCGCCGTGTCACGTCGGTCGTAGAGGTCGAGCGCGAGGTACTTGACGCATTGCAGATACTGCGCATAGCGCGGCGAGCCGTCCTGCGGCTCGAGCACGCCCGCGCCGGCGAGGTAGGCCGCTGCCGCGTCCACAAAGCCGGGGAGCTCCGCGTCGTCCGCCTCCACGCGGCAGTAGGCGGCAATGACCGCCAGCCGATCCTTCAGCATCGCTTAGCCCCCGCTCTTGGGCAGGTTTGCGATGACAAAGCCCTTGTCCACAATCAGGTTGCCACCCACCATAGCGTCGCCCAGGATGGTGACCATGCGCTCCACAGCCTTCACGCTGTCATCCACCCGCACGGTGTAGTCGCCGAACAGGCCCAGCTCGTAGTTGGCGGGATCGCCGTACAGCATGGTCTGGATGGCAGCGCTGCCAGCGGTGGAAGCAGACAGGGCGGTCAGATCGCTGACGATGGTGTAGGGCACGATGTTGCCGCCGTCCTCGATGGTGCCGACGTTGGGGTTGCCCGTGGCGGGGTTGATCTTGAACACCCGCTGCTTGTCGCTGTTGCGCAGCTTGCCGATGGCCGCCAGATCCGCCTTGTTCAGCAGCAGGCGGGCGTTCTGGCCGATGGCCTCGTCGCTGCCGTACTTGAAGAACAGGGTGTCCAGCAGGTTCTCATCGATGGCGGAGATGTCCACATTGGCGGCAATGGCAGCGCCCGCCACGTTCTTGGCGTTCTTGATGCCGAACATGTCGGGGGATGCCTGGCCGTCACCGTTGACGATCAGGCCGGCCAGCTTGCGCCGCATGGCACGCATCGCCATGTTGTAGATCTTGGTGTAGTAGTCGGCAGGACTCAGGCGGGAGATATTGCGGTCGACAAACTGGGTTACGTTGAGCTCGTATGGGCTGATCTTGGCCACGCCAAAGGTGGGGTCGGCGCTGGTAGTGCGGGCCTTGCCGGCGTTGGTGGTCACCTTGCCGCCCTTGGCGTCGAGCTCAGAGATCACATAGGGCTCCAGGAAGCTGCCCATGCCGGTTAGGTTCTGCACATAGACCTGATCCACGATGGAGGAGACCACGTTGCCCAGAGGGTCGCGGATGTTGCTGCCGGCGCCGGTTGGCTCCACCAGAGTGCCGGTGGCCAGAGTGATGGAGTTCATCACGGCCCGGCGGGTCTCGTCGGCGGTGAAGGTCACGGCCTTGCCGGTCATGAGGGCATGGCCGCGCTCCTCGGCCATGTCGCGGGCCTCTGCGCCGGTGGGAGCAGGAGCGGCCATGATCTGGCGGTCCTGCTCGGTGATGAGATTCTGGATGTTCTGGATGCGGCCGTTGAACTCACGGACATCCGCCATGGCGGAATCGTAATCCGTCTGATTGCCCGCATCCAGAGCCGCCTGCGCGGCTTCCAGACGGGCGGTGCGCTGGGTGGTCAGATCCACCAGATCGCGTCTGAGATTGTTCATGTTTTGCTACCTCCGTTTAAAATCTGATTTTTTCCAGATCCAGGCGGGCCTGTGCCTGCCAGTCTCCGGTATCTGCATCGGGCTCACCGCCCGTTGATGCTGTGGGTGCCGTCTCCGGCGCGGGGTGCTGCTCCGCCATGTATCTGGCCCGCAGCTCCGTGATGTCCGGCATCCCGGCGCATCCTAGTGCCCGGATGCCGCTGCCGATAGCATTCATCACGTTCTGCGGGGCAATACTGGCCGTCTCGCCGATGATGCCGTCCGCCAGACCGCAGTCCACGGCTTCCTGAGCCGTCAGCCACGTCTCGGCGTTCATCATTCGGCGGAACTCCGCCCGGTCGGCCTTGCCGCCGGCCTTGAGCTCGTAGGCGTTGAGGATGGCCTCCCGGGTGCTGTCCAGCATCTGCACGCTCCGCAGATGATCTCCACGGTCTCCGCTGGTGCGGGTGGACGGCAGATGGATCATCATCTGCGCCACCGGGGAGATCTGCACCTCGTCACAGGCAAGGCACATGTAGCTGGCCGCGCTGGCAGCAAGGCTCTGAACCTCTGCCACCGTATGGATGCCGGAAGATCTCAAAACGCTGTAGATCTCAGACCCGGCAAACACGCTGCCGCCGCCGCTGTTGATTTCCAGCACCAGATCCTCGCCCTCCGGGGTGGACGCCACCGCGTCCCGCACCGCCCTGGGCGAAAAAGCCGCGAAGCCGAACCACTGGTAGATCTCCACATCGTCATCGGCTGCGACGATGCCGTTAAGTGTTACCCGCATTTGCGTTCCCTCCGTTTCTCTGTTCGCTGAGCCGTGCCCAGTCCTTCAGGGGGACATAGTTCAGGCTCTCCCGGCGCTCATCGCCGCCCTCCACATCCGGGAGATCTTCCAGAGCCCGGATATCGTTGACGGAAAACACGCCGTTGTTCCGCTGGTTGGTGTACCAGGCGCCACGGCTGGCCGTGTCGCCCTTAAGTTCTGCCATCATGTTGATCCGGATCTCCAAACCCTGCCGCAGTTCCGTGTTCGTCAGCAGCTTCCATGTCTGCTCCTCGGCGTACTGGTTGACAATGGGATGGAGGGTGCTCACCACATACTCGATGGCGTTCTGCTCATTGCTGCCGTAGGCCTGCTTGCCCTCTTGCAGCTTGTAAAGTGGCACGCCGAAGTATCTGGCAATATCCCGGATGGTAACCTCCTTGTTTTCCACAAACTGGGCGTCCCTGTTGGTGGCGGCAATGGGGGTGTATTTCAGCCCCAGATCCAGAATGGCCACACGGTGGCTGTTGTTGGGTCCGGCGTGAACCTTCTCCCACTCGTGCCGCAGCTGATCCTTCCGGGACTGATAGCTGCCGTCCGCGTTCTGGATGTGCTTGCCGTTGACGTCCTCCGCCCAGCCGCCCAGATCACTGTCGGTTTCCAGCACGCCGCTGGGCTGGCCGCCGTTGGCGTAAAACGCCAGATCATACGCCTGCGCCGCCTGTGCCGCTGCCAGCACCTCGCTGGCCCGCCGCAAAGGTGAGATGCCCGTCAGGCCGTCCCGTGTGGTGGCCTTGTAGTGGCAGATGTCCTCGTTGGGCAGCACCATAGGCGTGCCGGTCACCGGATGGGTCACGGTGTACCACACTCGCCCGGCCTCATCCCGCCAGGGTTGCACCAGCCACCAGGGCACCGGGATCAGCTCCCGGATGATCCCCGTCCGGGGGTCCCGAATGATCCAGTCATAGCCGTTACCGCCCTCGTTCCGGCTGTTCTCCAGCACCTTCCGCCGGATGCTGGGCGTCATAGCCTCATTGGGCCGGACGTTCAGCAACCGCAAGAGGTAGTGGTCCACGTGCTCCCGGGTCCTGCCGTCCATCACGAAGTTCGGCAGCTTACTGATGGAGTTGCTCAGGATCTCCATGCACCCGTCCACCGCACTCAGTTTCCGGGCGGTGGTCTCGGTCAACTCACCCACGGCCAGCCCGCCAGAGGACATCAGCCCCGTCACCGTCACCGCATTGCTCACGGTGGGCGAGCGTGCGGCCGCCGCGCGCAGGCCCTTGATGATGCTCATGCTTGACCATCACTCCCTTCGTCGTTTGCACTATCGTCAAAGCCGTCAATAACGGCCATTGCGATCATCATGATGCCGCCCACGATCAATCCGGCGGGCAGGTAGATCATGCCAGCGCCGAGCGTAATGAGCAGCACGCCGAGCAGCAGCGCGGCGTCTCGAAGCTTTTCCACAGCTTTCCCTCCTCACAGCGTGAAGCCCGGACGCGCCATCGCCGCGGCAAGATCCGGTTTCTGGTTTTTAGCGATCATCCACACGGCCATCACGATGATGCTCGCGACCGCAGGGTCGATGCGCCCCGTCGATTTGTTTTTGAGCGGCTTGATGTTGCCGTTTCCGTCCGCGTGGCAGCGGACGTTGCCAAAGGTCCAGCGGAAGCAGGTGTTGTGGACGTGCAGCAGCGTGTGGCGCTGCATCATGTCGTCCGTCTCCTTCATCGCCGGGCTCATGTTCTTGAGGTCCTGCGGGATCTCGATAATCGGCACAATCGGCGCAAGCCGTTGCGTGATGGTGCGGCTCAGATAGGGGTCGAAGCCCACCAGCTTGAGGTCGTAGCGCTCTCGTGCCTCGCGGATGCGCTCCTCCACCGCGCCGTAGTCGATGACCTCGCCGGGGCAGAGGTCAAGGAAGCCTGCACGCGCCCAGTCCCGGTAGGGGACGTGGTCGCGCTTTTCCGCCTCGTCCACCGTCGCCTCGGGCCGCCAAATGCCATAGGGCAGCAGCACCGCCGCGTCCAGCCCCGGCTGGGGCGGGAAGAGCAGAACAAAGGCCGTCAGGTCGCGGCTCGTGGAAAGGTCCACGCCGCCGTAGCAGAGCTTCCCGTCCAGCCGCCGCAGCCATTCCTCGCGCTCGCGCTTTTTGCTCGGCCCCCATTGCGTCTTGTCATAGAGGTTGAGCGAGATCCAGCCGACCGACTTCGTCGTGATCCATTGGTTGAGCCGCAGCCATCGGAATACGCGCTCCTCGGCTTCGCTGCGTTTTGCGCTCGCTGCCTCCATGCGGATGTTGCGCAGGCTCAGATGCTTGCCGAGCGAGGGATTGCAGAGATACCACAGGCTCTCGTCCCAGATGTCGAGCTTTTCCAGGTCGTCCGGATCGTCGCCGAACAGCGCCGTCAGGCCGTAGAGGATCGGCAGCCAGTTTTCCTCGTCACGGCCGAGCAGCTCGGCCTCCGCGTCCGCAAGGTCTTCGTCCCCGACATGCCGGAGGGAGAGGACCGAGCGAACGTCGCCGCCATCGCTCCGGATGCGCCGCAGCTGCCGCGCGTCGCGGATGCCCACAGCTTTCTCGTGGATCTCCCAGCCGATGGAGCTGCGGTCGGGGTCGTCGCCCGCGGTCGTCAGCACGATCCATGCCGGCTGCCGTCGGCTCGCGCCTGCCGCGCCGGTCATGACGTCCCACAGCTCACGGTTGGGCTGCGCGTGCAGCTCGTCGAAGATAACGCAGCTCGGCTTGTAGCCGTGCTTGCTGTACGCCTCGGCGGAGAGGACCTGCAAAATGCCGACCGTGATCCACTTGTACCCACCGTTGCCGGTCTTCACGCGTTTGCGGTACTCGATGCGCTTGCGGCTCTCGATGGGCCGCAGCTCGCCCTGGGCGATCATCTTTGCCGTCCACGGCGCGCTCGTCGCCATAAAGATCGCCGCGTTGTAGACGATCGAGGCGTTTTCCTTGTCCGCCGCGCAGACATAGACCTCCGCGTTCAGCTCGCCGTCCGCGAAGAGGTGATAGAGGGCCAGCGCCGCAGCCAGCTCGCTTTTGCCGTTCTTCTTCGGGATCTCGAGGTAGAGGTACCAGTACCGGCGCAGCCGCTCTGCGCTTTCATCCGTGCCCGATTCGGGCACGTCCATCGTGCCGTAAAATTCCATCAGCGCCTCGCGCTGCCAGTCGTAGAGCGAGAAGAGCTTGCCCGTGTCGGTCGTCGGCAGGCGCTCGACGAAGTCGCACACAAACTGCCCCGCCTTGCGGTCGAAAACGTATGCCATGCTACAGGCTCCGCGCCAGCGCTTCCGCCTGCCGCTGCCGCAGCCGCTCCGTGAACTCATCCGCGCCGCTCTCCGGCGTGAAAGCCGCCGCGGGCAGATTGCTCGGCAGCACCAGCCGGCAGCGGCTCGATACCGTCAGGCCCATGTCGTTCGCGCAGTTGCGCGCCTGCTTGAAGTAGCGCTCCTGCACGCGGCCCCAGCCGTCCGCCGCCTCTAAGTCGCGCGCGTGGCCCGGTGCCTGAGTCAAGGCCCGCTGCACCTCCGCCGTCGCGCTGATGTATTCGTGGTGGGCGACCAGATAGCGCCCGAGGTTGTCCGCGTCGAGGTCGGTGTAGAGCCCCACGTCGATGAGCTGCTTGCCGATCGCGCGAAACTCGCGATGCAGCTCCTTGGGCAGCCATTTGGGCGGCTTCGCCCGCTGCGGCGCAGGCACAACCACCTCACGGTCGCGCCGCGCGTCCTCCTCGGCGCGCGTCATGTGCTTGCGCCCGTTCCTCACGACCAGATCGGTCGGTTGTCTTGCTCCTGCCATCTCCGCGCTCCTTTCTGCGTTGCCGCCGAATATATCGCTCGATGTCCCGCTTAAAATACGGGCTTGCCGTCGCGGACATGATCCGCTCCGCCTCAGCGATTGTCATGCTTCCCCAGCGCGGCGACAATTGACCTCTCACGGGCACTCAGCTCCCAAACATGTTCCGCCGCCTTCTCCGCCGCCGCCTTCTCCGCCGCCGCCTTCTCCGCCGCCGCCTTCTCCGACAGAAGAAACGCCGCGCCGTAGATGGTTTTTTTCTGTGCGCGCTGCTCGTCCAGCGCCCGTGTAAAGGCGGCGTCCTCTGCCCGCACACGCAGCGCCTGCCATTTGGAGGTCGGCGCAATGCGGATCGGCGTCATCACGCAGTCCGGGTAGGTGTATCCGGGCAACTCCGCCGCACCCTCACAGGTGTTCTGCGTGTTCAGCTCATCCACCCTGCGCCACAGCTCTGGCACTGTTTCAATTTTCCAGTCTCCAAGGTTGGTCACAAAGCTTGTGCGCACATCCGCGCCGTTTTCATAGGTGATGCGGCAAGACATCGGCAAATAGTTGCATGTCCCGGCCGCGATGCTAAAAAGCGTCAGTGCCGGCGCAAAAAGGAAAAAATCGGATGCCGCGCTCCGTGTAAAATCGGCAGATCTGCGAGAGGATAGAAAACGGCGGGTTGTCAATCACCACGCAGCCGTCCGGGTAGGTCTCGCGCTCATAGTCGCCTCCGGGGTAAAATGGCCGAATCACCGGCGCACCCTGCAAGCCGTAGTGCTCCAAAGCCCAGTCGCGAATCACCTCGTAGATGTTCTGCGGCGTGTAGCAGTCGTCGGTGGTGAGTTTCGGCTTGAATTTATCCACAAATTTTTCATAATCCTCGCTGCTTTCGCTCTCGACATCTCCCCAGAAGTGGTTTCCTTCTGCCGCTGGTTTCGCCCGCTCGTGGGCGCTGACATGGATCGTCTCGATTTCGTCCATCGTGAAACCGGTCAGCGCGGCGTCGAAAGAAAGGCTGCTTAGCTCTTCCATCTCAAACTTGAGCCGCGCCGCGTCCCATTCGCCCGTCTCGGCAAGTCGGTTGTCGGCGATGATGTAGGCGCGCCGCTGCGCCTCGGTCAGGTCGCTCACCGTCACATACGGGACCTCGGTCATGCCTTCGGCCCGCGCCGCCTCGACGCGCCCATGTCCGGCGATCAGGTTCTTGTCCTCGTCGATCAGCACCGGTGAGACGAAGCCAAACTCGCGCAGGCTGCGCCGTAGCTGCTCGATCTGCTCCGGCCCGTGGATCTTTGCGTTGTTTGCATAGGGGACCAGCTCGTCGATGCGTATTGTCGGCAGGCCTTTGACCGCCACGCGCACCGGCGTCTGCCCTGCTGTCTGTTTCTTTCCCATGCCTTGCCTCCTGTCGATATCTCCGATGCAGTCCCCGGCCCTCGACGAGCGAGAGCGCGGGGGACAGAACCGTGAAGGCTATGGCCGGCTTCAAAAGCCGGGGACTACACCGGACGCTTTAGTATCTGCCCCACCGGGCCTACGTCAATACACCACGCATCAAGCGCAGTCCTTCGGCCCAGGCAGGGCGGCGTTTTGATTTTCTTTGCTCCTGCGCATTCCCCGCCCCTCGCGATTCGAGGGCACGGGGTAGGAGGAAATTCATGACCGCCCCGGTCAAAGAGCGGGGAACGCGCAGGACTTTTCGAAAATTCCCCGTGGGGAAAAAATCTCGCACGAGGGAGGGCCAACGGTTTTTGGCAGCCACGCGGAAACTTTCTGACCCCGGGGAGGGGTCTGCAAGGAAGCCCCGCGCGACGCTCTCGCGACGCGCCCGAGCGCCCAAGCCTACTGCCGCACCGCCGCGCCGCGGCGCTTTGATTTGCTGCGATTCTCGTGCATTTCTCGCGCCGTCTTGCGGCTATGGCAGCTGTGGCAGAGACTCTCGAGGTTGCTACGGTCGCAGAACTTTGACCAGTCGCCCTTGTGGTCGACGATGTGGTCCACGTCCGTCGCGCGGATTCGCCGGCCGTGCCGGGCGCACTCGCGGCAGAACGGCTCGCGCAGGAGCTGCGCCGGCCGCAGGTCGAGCTTCCACTCGTCGGTCTGGTACATCCAGCGCCAGGACTGCGCTTTCTCACTGCGCCGGTCGCCGCGCGGCCGATGGGCGTCGCAGTATCCATCGCTCACCAGCACGCAGCAGCCGGGATGCCGGCAGGGTCGGAGCGGCTTTAAGGCCATCGGGCTATCACCTCCGGGCAAAAAACAAAAAGCCTGCACCGACACAAACCGCATACAGCGGATCATGTGGCGCAGGCGCTAAGGCACAGGCACTCGTCGATATTCACGATGGACTCCATCCGGCAGCACTTGCAGTAGACCGGCAAGTCTTTTGCTCTGGTTCCGGGATCGAGCCGAAGGACTTTGCCGCGCCCGCATCTCGGGCACATCAGCCATCCGTCCTTTGTGACCAGTTTACCATCATTCCGTTTTGATTGCAACACTTTTTGCCTCCTTTTTGCCTCTTGTCTACAAATAAAGCATAGCGTACAAGTAGAAACGTTCTATAGAAGTATTATCTTAGATTCATTAGTCTAAAATAAAAGTCCTTGCGTTTTCCGGCGGTTTTGCGATCCAGTCCGCGTATTCGATGCGCCAGGCCGCCATGCCGTTCACCTCGCGCGCCAGCGGCCGCGAGCGCTCGTTCCAGAAGGTCTCACGCGGCATCGCGGGCGCACGCGTCTGCACGCGCACCGTGCGCGGAGGAATCAGCTGCCGCATCCCGCGCGCCACGCCCCACGGATGCTTCCCGAGCGGGATCATCTCGTCCGGCTTGCAGAAGTACCGCGCAAGCCGCCGGTAGCCGCCGTCGCGGCTGAGCACGGGATACTCGTTATAGCCCGGATTGACGAAGCCGTAGCCCCACAGGAACTGAACCACGGCAAACGGCAGGTCGTCCTCGCTCGCCACAAAGTGGATGTGCCAGCGCTTATTGCTGTGCCCCGCCTCCACCGCATAGACATAGCGCCGGATGCTCGGGTCGAAGCGCCGCACGCGCTTGCAGAACGCAGCAAAGCACCGCTTGACGTCCTCAAAGGACGCCGGCAGGTGCGCATCGTCGAAGGTCAGAACATAGTGGACGCCCAGGTAACCGAAGAGGGCAAGGTAGAGCTCCAGCTTCTCCGCGCTGGAGCTCCACATGGAGGGCAGCGCAGGCGAGCCGCGGCACTGCTGCTCGCCCGCCCATGAGACGAGGCGGAAGCGGTCGGTCGTGTAGGTCTTCGTCAGCGGCCCGCTCCGCTGCGTGACCACGCACAGCTCAGCCATACACGCTCCCGACCATACCGGCGACCGCGCCGGTCATGTCGCCCTCAATAATGGGCTGCCTGCGCAGCTCGCAGAGCGCTCCGGCAAATTCCTCGCACAGGTCGTAATACAGCACCGCGTGCGATAAACTGCCGTCGGCCAGTGCGGCTGCCCGTGCCGCATCATTTCGGTCGCAGCCGACGCTCATCAGCAGCTTGATCATCCGTTTTCTCGTCATTTCATCCCTCCGTTTGCTTCTGGCGTCCGCGCTTCTTCGGCAGCGGCTCGCCGGCCTTGCGCAGAATCTCCTCAATGCGCTCCTTCGAGCAGGCGTTGAGATCTGCAAGCACCGTAATCTGCGCCGCTGGCTTCGCCGCCTGCCGGTAGGACGCCACGATCTCTCCCTCGCTCATCGGCAGCGCATGAGAGCGCGGCGCGGCGCTCCGCAGCGGAGGACATCTCAAAATCGGCGCCGGCTTGGCTGGCGCATCCGGCTGAGTCTTCGGCGCTTTCGCGGGAGCCTCAGCCCGCTCCGGCTCCGACTCCGTGCCCGAATCGGGCACCGGCTCGCTTTTGACCTCCACCGCGCCGAGCGCGGGGAAGTCCTCGACCGCGTAGGTCGTGCCAAGCGGCAGCACCAGCGCGCCCGCGCCGAGCGCGTCGCACACATAGGCGCGGAACGCCTCAAGCGCCTTGACGTCGGCGTGCAGCTCTGGCAACTTGACGATCAACACCTTGCTCCCCGTCATAGCTCCACCCCTTCCAGCGCCCTGCGCAGGTCGATGAAGCGTCCGCCGAGGCCCTTGTCCACCAGCTCCTGCAGCGCGTCGAGCGTCAGCTCGGCGTCCTTGGCGCGGTACACGTCCTCGCACAGGCTCTCCATGTCGCACAGTTTCGCGGCCGCGCCGTAGAGCCGCGCCGGGCAGGAGAGCAGGCTCACGCCCTTGATGCCCCACGCCCCGTCCGGCGTCTTGTAGGTTAGTCTCCGAAATTCAGCCATTGCTGGCACCTCCATCCTTTTGTTCGCCGTAGCTGCAAAAATCGTCCGGCTTCGGTGCGTCCTCTGGCGTGATCCGAACGACTTGGAACATTTGGCATCCATACCATTCTCCGCCATTGTTGTCCGCAAACCATTTGCAGTCTTTGCACCGCACCACCGGCGCAGAAGCATCTTCTGTTAGAGCAAGATAGGCGAGAGCAAGGGGCCGACTATGATGCAATAGTTCATCTTCGTCTATGTATTGTGCGATATGTTCGATGGTTGCAATAGCTTCTTGTTTCAAATCGACGTCGCCAAGATCATTTGTATAGTGTATTAGTTTTTCTCTAAGCCTCATTGTCCGCACCTCCGTCCATCTTGGCCCCGCAGTTGGGGCAGTAACCAAAATGGTTGATTACCTGTGCGTAGTATTCCTTGCCGCAATTCGAGTATTTCGCAAAGCCCTGCCGCCAATTACCGTTCTCGTCAAAACACGGCTCGAAGCACCCATGCACCACCGGCGCAGCATAGCCAGCCAACCGTGCCAATGCCCTTTCGCAGATCGGGCATAGGGACTCACGTTTATTTACTGCCGCAAACCACGACCCGCACGCTTTACAATCAGGCATCATTCTCCATCCTTTCCCGCAGCCGCCGGACCTTGTGTGCCCGCTGCTCCGCCACCGCGTCCTCGATCTCAAACTCGATCGCCATCTGGTCAAGCATGATACCGACGTCGGCGATCTCTTCGGCGATGTGGGCGAGCGTGTCACCGTCCACACGCCCGCGCAGGAACTTGCACAGCACATCCTGCAGCTCGGCCATCTCCTCAAAGGCCATCGTGATCTGCGCCTGCGCGCCGTAGCGGCTGAGCGCCGCGCAGAAGGTCTTGCGTTCCATGTCAGTCATTGCTTTTCGCCTCCAATGCTTTCTCCGCCTCCTCGCGGGTGAGGAATACGGTCTTGCCGATGTCAGCACCATCATTACGCAGACGATACGCGCAGAACCCGTCCGGCTTTCGATTGCACGTTGACATACACAGATTATCCTCATCCGTGCAAACAGCTCTAATGTCCGGGGCTTCAAGCTCCATTTCTCGCGGCACATTGTCACGGCCAGTCACCCATAGCGTGCCTCCAACCTTGCACGGCAGCACCACCAGCCGCCCGTCCTTGTCGGCCTCGGCAAGCTCGCGCAAGCGGGCATAATCTCCGCGGTATGTCAGCCGTTCCATCACTCCACCCCCATTTTCTCAATGCGGTGACACAGTTCGTCAGTCACGTCATTACCATACAACAGTTCATCGAATGATGTACCGTCGCCATCGCTAATGGACTCGACATCAACGCCGTGTTTCTCAAGCCAATTAGCAACCTCAAGACCGTATTTTGCTGCCTGACTAGCGTGACTGGCGCATAGGTGCATCTTTGAGCGAATGTAATTGGGGATAACCATCACTCCACCTCCTGCTTTGCAAACGGGTCGTACTCACTTGAGTCTGCCTTGTTAGCCCACTCAACCCATTTAGTAACCTTTTCTTTTAGTTCGTCGTCGAGTAGAAATGGCTCTCTCGTCAAAATAAGCTGTGGGTTCTTCTTCATGATATTCGCGTTGTCTACGATTTCTTCGTAATCCACAGGGAATTGAAGCATCTTAGAATACACGCGGTCGCCTTTGCTTGTAATGCGGCGGGTAAATGCCGCCTCTCGAAACTTGCACTTTTCAGTAAGATGTGGGTTCATCTTGAGGTCATACACTATGATATAGCCGATTTTCATTTCCATCTCACTCTACCTCCTCCAACGACATCCGTTACAAGCCCCCTCATTGGCCAGCGTGTAGTTTCCGCATTTCAGGCACAGTTCGTTCCGCAGTGCGTCAATTTCTTTCGCCTGCGCCTCGATCAAGTCAACGGCTTCCGCCAGATCATCGCACAGGGTAATGGGCGTTTCCCATTGGTTCCCCTCCGCCCATTCTGCGTGCTCACGCAGCGCATTTACGAGCTTTTGATCTCTCATAGTTCCTCCCTTCATCTCAATACCTCACTCCGATGTAATCCAGAACCCGACCATATTCTGTCATGTCTCCTCCTAACAGGTATTCTTTCATTTCAGCCGGTAATTTTTGGATCCGGTAATATTCAGCACGCAGCCTTTCGACCGCTCCGCAATGCGCGAGCCTATCGCCTCGTCCCAGTCCAGCACGCGCGAGATCGTCCACTCGGAGCTGATGATTGTCACAAGGCTTGGCTTGATATACCGAGCATTGAGCAGATCAAACGCAATGTTGCGATCGGCCTCTGTCGCCGTCCCCTTGAGAAAATCGTCGATGTACAGCGCCTTGACGCTTTTCAGCGGATCAATGGCATCTTGATATGCCTCGGCATCGTTGGCCTTTGCTTTGATGGCCGGAATATCCGCCCGCCATTGCACATAGCGCACCGGTAATCCGGCGTCCATGAGCTTCCCGCACATCGCCGTGCAAAGATGCGTTTTCCCGCTGCCGGGGCTTCCTCCGGCGTAAAACCATCTTCCACGCCAATCGGCAAGATAGCGTTCCGCCGCCTCTTTGGCCTGCCTCTGCCACGGTTCAGTCGCGCGGTAGTTCTCCATCGTGCATCTCTGCAAAAGCTCTTTAAGCCCGCTTCTTTCGATGCGTTGCAGATTCCTTTTGCGGATGGAGCATTCGCACTCCCGATACTCCGCGTTTCCGTCTGATGACCTCCGCACGATGTATCCAACGCCGCCGCAGAGCGGACACTCGTCAGAGATTGACGGCTCCGGGGACGTTCCATTTTTTCGTATCTCTTCCAGTATCGTGACCATATCCATTCATCGCGCCCCCTTTCTTCTCCAGCTCGCGTTTTTCCCATGTTCGCACGGCGGCTTTCCAGTCCTCCATCGGATTCTTGCCTACCATCCAGCCTTTGGATGCGTAAAAATCAAGAAACCGTTGCGGGTCTACGTCTGAACCGCGTTCCTGAATATAAGCCAAAACATCGTCCAAAGTGGGAGGGGTAAAGCGCCTCGTGCGCATAATACTCTCGTCTTTGTCTTTGTCTTTGTCTTTGTCTTTGTCTTTGTCATAGCTTGATTTGCTTGGCAAATTTGGCATTTGCTTGTTTTGCTTGGAAAATCCTGCATTTGCTTGTTTTGCTTCAGCTCCGATCTTCCCGGCCTTGCTTCGCGCCTCGGATAATCCCGCCATTGCAGCGTTGTCCCTGTCGATCTGCGCCCTCATCATAGGGAAAAGAAACCGTTCGTTCCCGCCAAGCTGCGGGGCTTCGCCCGTCCTTGCGTATTCTAACAAGGAAGTGAAAAGCCTCCCCCTCTCAGCGTCACCGAGTGGCTCTATTGCGTCTAAGTAATCGACAAACAGCTTGATGTAAGTCATATCCGCCATGCGCTCACTCCTTATAGGGGAGCAGGCAAATTGATACGCCGTGCTGGGTCATAATGTCGCAAAGGTCATCTGCTTCTGATTGCGAGAGGCCGTCGATGCGGATCATATTATGTGCCGGATCATCTACATCAAAGATATTCTCGCAATCGTAAATCAAAGCATCGTACTTCACACCGCACCTCCATCAAAACGGGAGGTCCCCGTCGTCCTCGACCTCGCTAAACTCGCCCGGGCTGCTTGATGCGGGACTGTATGCGGCGGGTCCCTCCTGCGGCTTGCTGTCGGCAAAGTACACGCTATTGGCGATGATCTCGACCGAGCGGCGCTTATTGCCGTCCTTGTCGGTCCAGTCTCGCGCCTGCAAGCGACCGTCTACTACTACCTTGCGCCCCTTAGCGCAGTATTGCGCGGCAAACTCCGCCGTGCGCTCCCACGCGACCACATCAAACCAGTCCGTTCCGGCATCCTTACCGTCGCGGTCGACGGCGATGGGAAAGCTGGTGACCGCCTTGCCGCTTTGCGTGCGGCGCAGCTCAAGGTCCTTTCCAATGCGTCCCATGACGTTGATCCTGTTCAAGCTCATTTCAATTCCTCCCTGTTTTTTCTGTAAATCATGTTCTCCCGTGTCCAGCCGGGATATTTCGCTTTGAGATAGCCGACGATGCAGGCGTATAGCGCCGTCCTCTGCGGCCCCTCGTCAAAGGCTCGGTGGCAGGAGGGGCAGAGCGTCACGATGTTCTGCTCGATGCCTCTGCCGCCCTGTGAGCGCCGTATAACGTGCGCTACAGACTCCCCGTTGTTCCGCCCGCATAGAATGCAGCGCCCGCCGTCGCGTTCGTATACGATCTCCTTGACGCTTTTTGGGATGGACGTGGCCTTTGTCATTTTGTGCATCCCCATTCCTCCATCATCCCTGCCAGCTTCTCCGGAGACAGGGTCTCGATGTTTTGCTCCTGGCAGTCCTGCACCGCCATATCGATCAAATGTGACATTTGCCGAGTGTTGTAGGTGCTGGAGCCGTAGTACAAAATCACGTTGGTGCAGCCGGGGATCCTGCTTGGCATGGTATCCGTCTGCCAGCCAAGCCCATTGTGTTCCCACCCGTTCCGCAACTTTTTCACGGCTGAATCGATCACGCAGACCATTTCATGATTGCCGCCGATCTCCCGAATGTATCTCCGGTAAATATCCGTCTTGGGAATTCGGGTCTTTTCGGCCAGCCGGTCAACCAGAACCCAGAAGTACGCATTGGCGTCGAGGCTTCGCTTTTCGCGGTGCTTCTTCACAGTCACGTCAACGTCCGTCTCGTGCAGCTCGTCAAACAGCGGACCGATATTCTCCCGCGTGGCGATGGTGAGCAGATACCCACCATCGCGCGCAAGGGATAGATCATGCAGTCGGGCTTTCATTGGCTTTTCTCCTTGCCGTCATGCACGCCCAGCAGAGCGGCGCTTTATAGGTATTTATCGCGTTCTCCGCAATCTCGGCAACGGAATATTTCTTGCCGCCGTGCGTCACAGGGTAGATGGGCTTGCCGCAGTCCTTACAGGTGTTTTTCTCATCGATCGGCTTTGGCTCGTTACGGGTATCGTCTACGGGGTCCTTAAAGGTATCGCTTTCTGCCTCGCTATAAATTCCCGAATAAGCGAGCTTGGAAAGTTTCAGCACAACGCGGTCAAACATACGCTTAAACGCCATCGCATACGGATAATCGTTCTTACAGTTTTTCTGTGTGACTTCGCCAACCTCATATACTCCCTGGTCTTTATCGCAATAGGTAAAAACCAGCGCGCCGCCGTATCCGCACTTGTCTTCGGTAACGGACATCGGATTAAACGGCTTTTCCAATTTGTCGTTGATTTTCAAGCAGCCGTTGTGAGAGATAATCAGACCCGTGTACCCCATCTTGCCGCTTTTCGTCTCGTTCATAAGGATCCAAAAGTCTGCGGGGGATAGCCCATACTTTCCACTTTCGATGATTTCGCAAGCCTTTTTCTTGCTCTCTTTGTACTTATCAGATTGCCAAACGGGAATTTTCTTCCCCTGCTTTTGGCTGTATTCCTCTTCGTTCTCGCCAAAGTTATAGTCCATGTTCTTCCTCCATTTTCAGCGGGCACCACATCCCGATGCAGCGCGTGTCTAAGATGTATTCGCCGGTCCTCCGGCACTGGTTCCGCGCGTAAGTCTCCAGCAGTGGACAGTACATACACCGCACCTCTTTGTTCGGGAAATTGATGTCCACAGTGCAGCGCGCGTATTCCGTCACTCCGTTAGACTTCATCTTCCACCTCCGTAAACCATTCTTCGCCGCAGTACGGGCAGACCGCCCGCTCGGCGTAATACCAGCCGTTTTCCCCGTCGAGGTTTTCACGCTCCATGTAGGTGTATGGCTCCGTAAAAATCGCGTGACAGCTCTCGCATTGATACATCATAGCCGACCCGCCTTCTTCAAAAATTTCCGCTCGCCCTTCGTTCGCACCAAGATCGCCATCGCGCGGGAGTATTCGCCGCGATAGTGACGTTCGATCTCGTCGGCATTGCGGGCGAGGAAGTAGCCCTTGCCCTCGCAGGCGTTGACGATAAATGGGCCGTCCTCCGTTTCCTCTCGCCGCGCTTCTTCGATGAGCTTGCGCACGGTCCGGTCCGGCAAGCCGAGCAGGGCGCATAGGGCGCCGCGCGTCATAGCATTGCCCTCGCCCTCGCCGAGAGCAGACAGCAAACGCAAAGCATCGTTTGTCATGGCGACACCTCGGTAAATTCGCCGTTGAAAAGCTTGTACCATGTATCTGCCTTTATTTTTTCGCCATCAACAAACTCGGTTTTTACAAATTGGGGAACCATTCGATTTTTCTCATCCGAATATTTCCATTCGGCAAGCGTTATCCAGCTGCCGAGTTTTGCCTTAACGATGGATGCGTCTCCCGAACAACAAATAACCGAGTCTTCTCCCGCGCTTTCGATCTGGGCGGAGTTGCCGCTGCTGCCGATCTGGGCGGAGTAGCCGCTGCTGCCGATCTGGGCGGAGTCGCCGCTGCTGCCGATCTTGGCGGAGTAGCCGCTGCTGCCGATCTTGGCGGAGTTGCCGCTGCTGCCGATCTGGGCGGAGTAGCCGCTGCTGCCGATCTTGGCGGAGTTGCCGCTGCTGCCGATCTTGGCGGAGTCGCCGCTGCTGACGATCTGGGCGTAGTAGCCGCTGCTGACGGTAGAATTTGGCGCGTTTACAATTGTTTCTTCCTTGAGATAATCAATGCAAGCTTTGACAAATCCGGGCAAGCCGAGCTTTACGCCAATGTGAAGCTTTTTCGTGGCGAATTTCCCGTTATCACCCGATACGGGCTCTTCCAAAGATTTAACTGCTGCAAAGTCGCTGACTTTCCCGCTATCATTTACAAGCGGGTAAAAATTAAGCACCTCAAAAGGATTAACGCAATAATGCATCATACCTTTTTCACAAATCTCGCCGCCCTCTTCTTCATAGTCTGTGTTTTCCTGATACTGTTTCCCTTTGCAGATCATGCCGGGTTCAAAGGCTTTGTAGCCGTTCAAATTATCCATTGTTTTCCTCCATATAAACATAAGCGGTTTGGACGCCAAACTCCCGTGCGGCTTGATGGTCGTCAAAGAACACGTCGATGCGGTTTTCCTTGATCGCGCCGCCGCAATCCTCGGCGGTGTATGTATGGCTCGTGCCGTCGGCAAAGTAGATCGTGACGGTGGAGCCGTAAGGGATCACGCGAGGGTCAACCGCAATCGTTCGCCCCTCGGTGGCGGTCGTGCCGGTCGAGGTGATGCCGTCCGTCTTGCCGCAGCACTTCGCGCACGGGCAATAGGCGGTCAACCGGAACTCCCCGAGCGGTTCGCCGATGTCGAGCGCCGCGCTCCCCTCTGCTGGCGTGTCCTCGCCGGGGAGCCTATCCACGACAACCGGCGGCTCGCCCTTGTACGGCTGCCCGGTGGTTTTAACCGTCAGCGCCGCAAAGAGGAACAGCAGCACCGCGAGGAACAGGCAGACGGCGGCGATGCGCACCGAAGCGTCGGCCCTGCGCTGCTCGCGGGTGCGTCTGTCGCGCCTCATGCCCTGCCCTCCAGCTTGTCCAGCGCCCGCATAAACCAATGCGTCACGGTGCCGATGCCGATAAAGATAAACAGCGTGCTCATGCCTTTTCTCCCTTCTTCTCGTTCGGCACAAGTCCGACGAACTCAAGGCCGCGACCGCGCGCGTAAATCTCGCCCATGATCGTCCCCAGCTTTACGGGGTCAGGCGGCGTGACCCAAATGATTTTGTACTCTGGCTTTTTTCTCATTGCCTTTTCCTTTCTTCCGTGCTACAATAAGCACGGACACAATATCTGTGCTTAGATTTGTTCCGTCGCCCTGTTCGGCCTGCTACGCTGAACAGGGCTTTTCTTATGCCATTTCATTCAATCGGCTCCAAGTCAAAAATGCTGTCGGGGTAAAAGCTCCAACTCCCAAATCGGGATTTGCTGCACTGTGCGTCATAAAGCCACTCATTCAGCTCGATTTTCTTGGAAGTCAGCGCCGCATCTTCCACGGCGTTTTTCGCTTCGTGCATTTCAATGTATGCCTTCTGGCGGTTAAAGTTATTGATGGACTGTGGCGTTTCGAGCACGCCCACAAGGATAACCACTCCCGCCGTGACTACGGCAATGATAGAGATTGCTTCTACTACAAGCTGGCACAAAGAGAAATCTTTCTTTCCCCAAAGCCAATGTGAAACGCAGATGCCAATGATGCCGAAAACAATCACGATAATCCAGTTCATGCTCTCTCCTTCCTCCTTTACTTTTCATCGGGCTTCAAAAGCTCGTCCACCGTGCAGCCGTAGAGCGCGGCGACCTCCGGCAGACGGCTTGCACGCGGATGCTGCTGTCCGGTCTCCCACATATAGACCGCTGCGTCGGAGACCTTTAGTTTTTCGATCACCTGCTGGACAGTCAGGCCGGCAGCTAATCGGGCACTGCGAAAACTCATTCGTTCACCTCCAATTTGCTTTTACTTAGTTTTCATTGACTGCGGCGTGGGGATTTTCTATACTCTCATGCAGGAGGATAGAGTGAAAAGGCACGAGGCTCCCCATATTCTCATTGAAAGGAGGGAACCCTTTGCCGAGGAACTCCGTCCGGACAAGTAAGCGCGTTGCTTCCAAAGCGTCAAAAACTTTAAGCAACCGCAAGGCAAGCAAGAACACAAAAACTCTTGCCGCGTCCGCCTTGTCCAACCGCCGGTCAAAGTGACCGGTGAGCCGCCCCGATGTTACCGCATCGGGGCGGTCTCTTTTCCCCTCGCCGCAGCCAAAAAAACTTAGCGAAAGAGTAAGAAAAACTAAGTTTCCCTTGACAACTTGGCAAACTGTGCTATTATAAAGGTGCCAACGATCATAATATTTTTTCGCAGTCCGCTAAATGTAAGGGGGCTTGGGTTTTTGTTACCCTTTATGTTCCTAATTATAACTAACAAAAACGAATTAGTCAACAATAAGTTAGTTAGTTTTTGTTAGTTCTGCGTGTTGCACAATTTTTCGGAGGGTGTATGCGCACTATTGACAAAATTAACTATTACTTACGAATAATTGGGAAAAATGGCGCCGATTTAAGCCGCGCGCTCGGCCTTTCAAACAGCATTTATAGCCAATGGAACACGGGAAAATCAAAGCCGTCGCCACAAAAACTTCCTGCGATAGCTGAATTTCTCGGCGTTTCTGTTGCGGACATTCTTCCCGATGATGAAGAAGTCTTGCCGAAGGCAAAAAAAGAAAGCGCCCCCGATCCGAAGACCGAGGGCGTAAGTCCTACCGTTCAAGAGCTGTTTGATTTTATCGACACAGCGACCGACAACGAGCTGGATGAGTTGTTGCGCTATGCGCAGTTTTTGATGAGCAAGCGATGAACGATTGGTTGAAGGACGGGTTTGAGACCGGCTATATCAGTGAGGATGATTCCGCAGCTGGACAGCTCAAGAAATTAGAAGAAAAGCGCATCAATGAGCTTCGCCAATATGTTGCCTACCAACAGGCCGAGAATGACCGGAAGGAGAGACAGGCGGTCATTGATCGCCAGAAGCAGAGAAAGCACGACTTTCTCGTTGCCGGTTTCTCCAGCGTCACAAGCGTTTTGCTTACTTTGTTTGTTGAGCATTTTCATAAAGTTCTCTCCTTTGTTCTCTCGATTTTCTCCTGATCTCGCGCGCAGCAAGTAACAATGCGTTTTGCTGAGCATCGCTCATAGTGAGAATTTTTTCTTTCAGCTTTTCTCTAATCATTGTATCACATTTCGCGTAATTACACAACATCTTGCGTCCCTCCGTTTAGATCTAAGGCTATTTTTTGCTCCTCCTCCGCGAGGATGCGCTCAATCAGCGCGAGCATTTCGTCTTTCTGCTTCGGCGTTAGGAGCAGATAAAGCGCCGCCGCCGCTTGCACCTGTGCGTCCATGCTTCGACCTCCTTTTCGGTATTCATACCTATCCCCACAACAGGCGTTTGCTGCACGGCGCTGTGCAACAATTAAGAAATATTATAAAGCGGCGCGCAGCCGCAGGATCACTTTTTATTTTACTATGTGTCGATTATTGCACTTTGTGCAGCCGAAAATATAATAACAGAGGGGAGAAAGTTTATCATGATGTGTCCAAATTGCGGGAGCGAAAATGTAACGATTGAAATCCAGCAGGCTACGACCTACACGAAAAAACACGGAAACGGAATTGGCGGGCATCTGAACAATGCCGCCCGCGGCTTGACTGCGTTTTGCACTCTCGGCATGTCTAATCTTGTTTGGAAAAAGAGCAAGGGGAACGAAAAGACTGTCGTTAAAAACGAAAAGGTTTGCCTCTGCCAAAACTGCGGTTATTCCTGGACTATTAAGTAACTAAAGGCCCCGCCGCCCTCTGCAACAAACGGCGGGGCCTTTTTGCAGCCGGCGAGAAGCGGTCGTCGCTGCTTGTCTTTACCGTAGCCCACTTTGGCTTGGTAATTCAATGCCGAAGCCT